AGGCTCTGACTGGTTGAAGGAAATCAACGAGGCCCAGAACGCGCTGCTGGAGTTGGCGCGCAAGGGCGTCGAAAGGAACATGCGGTTCATCATGACAGCTAAGCAATGGGAGGCCCTGAAGCTGGTGATGGACCTGCATGAGGAGCAGTTGGCTAACGCCACTGTATATGACATCGAAAAGGCGCATGACTTCGTCCAGCACGTTCTTCGTCAGGGCAAAGCACATGCAATCGTTCAAACTCAAAAGGAATCAACATGAATAAGTCAGACAAAATCAGAGAGTATTTCCGCAAGTACCCCAGCGCCGAGGTGGCCAAGGTGGCAGCTAAGTTCCAGGCCCCCAAGCCCATGGTCTACAAGCTGCGCAAGCAAGTGCAGGAGAGCGATCAATTGATCACGGCCCCCGCGCCAAAAGCCGGTGGCCGCAAGGTCACTGTCTCACGTTCGCAATTGGAGATTGCAAAGAAGCTGGGCATCAAGCCTGAGGACTTTGTTCGCGAAGGCCTGAAGCAGGGCGTGCTGCAGTACGACGACGAGCGCGACTTCACGGGGGAAGAGACCGACATCGACGGCACGCTGGACGAGCGCGCCCAGGACTACGGCAAATTCAAGGACGGCGCTGCGCTAATGCAGGCACTCAAGCGCACGCTCGCGGACCACGCACGCATCCACAACAAGACGTTCAGTGACGACCAGTGGGAAGCCCTGGAGATGATCATTCACAAGATCGGCCGCATCGTCAACGGCAATCCCGACAAGGTCGACCACTGGGTGGACATCGCTGGCTACGCCAAGTTGGTGGCAGATCGCTTGCAGGGGAATGCACGATGAGTAATCTGCATGCACATGCCTTGATGGAGTTCAAGGCCGCCAAGTGGCTTGACGACGACGGGAAGTACTACGACGAGATGCAAGAGGCCATCTGCGTGCATGTGCTGAAGCTGCTGGACGTGTTCGCGGATGAGGGACATTCAGGCAGCTCTGCCCCTTACGCCGTCAACGTGTTCAAGAAGCTGGCCATGTTCGAGCCCCTGGTTCCGCTGACAGGCGAGGACTGGGAATGGCATGAGCCAAGCCCAGGCGTGTTCCAAAACAAACGCTGTAGCCGCGTGTTCAAGCAGGCTGACCGTTTTGATGGTCAGGCCTATGACATTGACGGCCGTGTCTTCTACGAGTGGAACGAGCGCGAGCTTGACCCCGACGAAGAGGGCTACCCCGGTAAGCGCCGATTCAAGAGTCACTACACCAGTCGAGACAGCCTTGTGCCCGTCACATTTCCATACACCCCATCGACAGAGTATGTCGAGCAGGCATCGGAGGCCTCATGAAAGATTTATTCCCATTTGGTGTGATCCTATGGGTCATCGCTGCATGGATCACGCACATCGTCGTGTGCCTCAAGACAGCGTCTTGGGGTTTCCTGGTCGCTGGCGCGCTGCTGTTTCCCATCGCGTGGATTCACGGCACCGGCATTTGGTTTGGGTGGTTCTGATGAAATATCGAAACCTCCGAGTTCTTTTTGGAGATGGCGCGCGAGCTGACTATCTACAGGAAGTTCTGGAGCGGGCCCGCAAGGAAGCGCCTAAGGCTGTGGATAAAAACTATGGCACGCACATCCTTGCAGGCATGTCTCGACACATCAGAGACGATGAGGCAATCACCAAGATCATCCTGGACAACCCCATTCGAGTTGGCCAGGATGGCAGCTCACGCCTCATGGTCATGTTCTTGGGATCAAACTTTGATGGACACCAGAAAACCCCCATCTCTCCTGAGCACGTGTCTTTACGTGTGGACGTCCCTCTGCACTACGCCTACGACAGGGAACTGTTGAAGGAGTACTCGGTCTACCACATTCGCTTCAAAGTGAGTTCGGAGGATAAGCGCTTCACAGAAGAATCCGTCAAGCCTTTGCATCATGGCTACATCGGCATCACCAAGCGCGACATCATGACGCGGCTCAGGGAGCACGGCTACAAGGCTGAAACCAACACCGGCTCGCTGTTGCACTCCGTGTGGCATCAACTGGTGGGCCAGGGCATCGCCATGCACCCGGTGATTCAAATCAGCGGGTCGGCCGATTCCCTTGGCAAGGTCTACGAGATGGAAGAAGAGGCCGTGGCCAAGTACACGCTGGCTCCCATGGGCCTGAACGCCATACCAGGCGGCATGGCCGGCATCCGCATGATGCACGAGCTGCGGCTGCTCACCAGCACTCGCGTGGGTGTCAAGGAGCGCGATGAGGCCATTGAGCGGCTACAGCGCGGGGGCTTTGAGCATGGCTCACCCTGCGCGCATTACCGCAAGGGCCACTACCGAAAACTTCCCAGCGAACGACTGACATGGGTTAGCCCTTGTTGGGTCAACCTTAAAGAAATGTCCGTGGAGGAAACAAATGTTCAAGACGCCTGAAAAGTTTCGCGTCAAGCTCTCTGGTTATCCAGAGGGCGACGCCACCAACGGGGCCTTTGTGGTCAAGCTCAAGCATACCCAGGTGGTGTTCGTCATCGCGAGTGACGGCGCTGGCTGGGAGCATGTGAGCGTCAGCCGCAAGGACCGCTGCCCGACCTGGGACGAGATGTGCCAGGTGAAGAACCTGTTCTGGGACGACGAAGATGTCGCCATGCAGTTCCACGTACCTGCCAAGGACCACATCAACAACCACCCCTATTGCTTGCACCTGTGGCGGCCTGTTGGCCAAAACGTGCTGCGCCCGGACTCAATCATGGTGGGGTTCAAATGACAGTCATCATCTGGGATCATAGGGTCAAGGCCCTCGGAGCAGACAAGCAAGCCACGCAGAGCGACCTGGTGCGCAAGGTCACAAAGATTAGGCGCATTCACAGGCACCTGTGCGCCGCTGCAGGGGACTGGGACCTGGCTCAGGAAATGTTCCACTGGTTTGAACAGGGGGCTGATCCTGAGAAGGCACCACCTTGCATGCGCAACAAAGAAGACTGGGTCGCGTTCCTGGTCATTACACCAGAGGGCCGAGTACTCAAGTACGAGAAGAGCCCATACCCCATGGACTTCACCGAGAGCGCACAGATGGATGGCTGGTACGTCTTTGGTTCCGGCCGAGACTTTGCCATCGGCGCGCTGGCCACTGGTGCCTCCATCGTGGAAGCACTGGAGGTGACAATGAAGTACTGCTCAGGCTGCGGCCAGGGCTACGACATCGTCACATTAAATTAGGGAAAGTACTAGACACGTTTGGTACGATACACGTATAATTCAAACTCCATCAACAGAAAGAGAGAAAGTGATGAACTTCAATTTGAACATCCACCGCGTCAAGAGCATTCGCTTGAGCGCAATCCGTCCCAGCCAGACTGGTGAGCTGCAATCAGCGTCACGCGACCTGGTGATTGAAACCGAAGAGGGCAGTTTTGAGCTGTCCTTGTTCTCGGTGTATGTCAGCGAGGATGATGACCAGGAGCTGCTTGAGGTGAAGGTATGAAAGAGTTCAACTACACCCGGTACGCTTGCGACGTTTGTGGCAAGCTGTTCCAGCATCCCAAGGATGCCCAGGACTGCGAGAGCAACCCTGTTCGCGAGGAGCGTGGCGTTAAGGTGGGCGACCTTGTGCGCATCACCCGAGGCGACGGTACTGGCAGCCTTTGCAAGGTGGACCGCCTGTGGGTGATCGAGCCAGGTTGGGGCCCGAAGCAGTACGACCACACTGTCATGGTGTCTGGCTCTGTGGTGGATTCATGGGGCAGCAGACAGCTGGCCTACGACAGCTACGAGGTGACAACATGACCTGGCCATTCCCGCAGTTTCCACTGCCCCCGTATCACGAACCACGGGCCCCGCGTGGGCCTGTGTATCCAGCTGATGCAGAGGAGGCACCGCTATGAGCATGAACACCCCATTCCACCTGCGCCAGCGGGAGTTCAACGCATTCAACGCGGCCAACCCGGCTGTGTGGGAATACTTTGAGCGCTTCACGCTGGAGGCCATCAACCACGGCCACAGGAAGATCAGCCACTGGCTCATCATCAACCGCATCCGCTGGGAAGTGGCGATGAAGACCACCGGCCAGGACTTCAAGATTTGCAACAACCACATTGCGTTCTACGCGCGCCTGTTCGTCAAGGTGCATCCGCAGTACAGGTTCATCTTTAACCTAAAGCGCATGGTTGACGAACCATGGCACGGGGACATGCCGCTATGACAAACCAAAACGAAGTACTGGCCAGTCTGCACGACATCATCGCGGCCAATCGTCAATACACCACCTGGACTGTTTCAACGCCGCACTTGGTGATGCTGTGGGAGAAGGCCCAAGAGCTAGAGCGCGAGGCCTGTGCAAAAGTGTGTGATGCGTTAGCCAATGACGTAACCGAGTGGGCGGAAAATCGCGCATCGGCTATGGATATTGCTGACGCCATCCGAGCAAGGGGACAGGCATGAGCGAGTTTGACGCCACCTGCTGCGGCATTCCCTGCATCATCCGCGTGACATACTGGGAGCGCTACACCCCCGCCAAGGTCAGCGGCCCGCCCGAGCACTGTTACCCCGCAGAGGGCGGTGAAGGTGACTGGGAAATCCTCGACCGCAACGGCCGACCAGCGCCATGGCTGGAGCGCAAGATGAATCAAACCGAGAGAGATCGAATCAGCAAACTTGTTTTTGACAAAATGGAGAACCCCCATGACGACTACTAAGTACAAGCGCCGCACCTTCGCGGATGTTGAGGTCGCTGCCTACGCCAAGGGCTGGAGTGAGGGCCGCCACCAAGGCCGCAAAGACGCCCAAAAGGAATACGACCTGCTGGAGAAGGACAGCATTGAGCTAGGGCGCAAGCTCATGGCTGCCGAAACTAAACTGGCCAACGTGTCCCTGCGCAAGCTGGCCTGGTCACGGCTCACGGGCCTTTTCAAACGGGAGAACTGACATGAGCTTTCAAGAGTGGTGGAACGGCCTGACCAAGGCTGAGATGAAGGTGCTGGGCGAGGGCCAGGCGCGCTTTGTGTGGGAGGAGTGTCAGAAGCACACGCTGATGACCATTGAAGAGGCGTGCAAGGCCCAGGTGGCCTACGACGAGGGCTTCAGGCAAGGCCAGGCGCGCTACCAGGTGCAGGTCGGTGGTTGGACCTTGTCGCCCGGGGTGCAGCCAGGCATGATCTGGATCAGCGACGCCGGTGGCGAGGGTGGGGACTTTCATATCCACGAGCTGGCCCAGGTCATCGGGCGGTTTTACCGGGAGAAGTTCTGATGTCCAGGGCTTGCAAGCACGACTGGCATTTTGTGCAAGGCCTGACCGAGCGCCTGCGCTGCACCCGCTGTGGCATCATGACCTGGCCAAAGGACGCGGACGAGAAGGTCCAAGAGATGCTGGCCGATGTCCTGACGGTCGGCAGCGCCTGGAGCAAGGGTGGTGAGCGCATTGATCCTGCTTCGGTGTTCAAGGACCACGAGACCGTCCACTCTTGCAGCTACTACTGCGTGGTCTGTGGCAAGTACATCGAGGCAGTCGATGGGGTGATCGTGCATGACGCCATACCGCACCCGCCAGACCTGTCGTTTGATGAAGAGGAGAGGCCGCAATGAACGAGCAACTGATGACGCAAGAGGAAGTGGCCTTTCGCTGGAAGATCAGCGAGGCAACCCTTGAGCGCGACAGGTCCCTCAAACAGGGCGTGCGCTATCTCAAAATCGGCGGTCTGATCCGCTACCGACTGAAAGATGTTCTCGACTACGAGGACTCCTGCACCCATGAGCCAAAGGGAAAGACCACATGATCGACTTCATCTCATCCAATCCATCGGCGCACCCACAGACTGTGGCCTGCGCGCGGCTGCTGGCCGCGGTGATTGCCCAGGCCATCGAGGACGCATCGAGCAGGCAGGTAACCGGCGCCGAGAACTTCGCCGCCGTCGACTGGCTGTTCAGCAAGACATCTTCCTTTGAGGACTACGCCCGCCTGATTGGCGCTGACGCAGGGCAGATTCGCACCGCCCTGCTGGAGCCCCCTCCAGACATCGAGCCCAAGAGCAGCCGCTACGATGCCAGCAAACGCCGCTACCTGCGAGCCTCTTATACGAAGTGGCTGACAAGACGCAAAGCGGAAGAGGAAGCGCTGAAGGCCGCGACCAGGGGGAGCAAATGAAAGACGATGACGATACGCTTTGCTACCGCTCGGAGCTGGAGACGGCAGTCAAGAACGAGCGCGAAGCCTGCGCCGCGATGCTTGAAGCCAACGCCATGGCCTGCGAAAACCCCATCCACCGAAGCCTGCTCCAGGCCAACGCCGCAGAGCTACGTGCAAGAGGCCAGACATGGGCGTGAGCCTACACTACGCCGGCATGGTGGTCGTGGTCATCCTGGCAGCAGCAGTCATGCTGGGCGCCATCTGGCTCTCGGCCCACGTGCCACGGGCCCCCAGGGATCACCTGTGCCCCGTTGCAGAGATCAGCCCCGACATCACCCCGGCAGAACGAGAGCGCTGCCGGCAACTTCGTGCCATCAAACTTTGAAAGGACAGGACATGCGCCCCGCTGAATTTTCAACAGAAAACCCGCCCCGCCCAATCGACTGCGTTGAAACCAGGGAGTACATCGCCAGCCTGCGCCGCCGCATTGAAGTCCAGCAAGACAGCATGGAACACCTGGCCAACCAGCTTTTTACGCTCAAGGTCAGAAACCGCTGGCTTGAAGAGGAGGTCGAGAAACTGTCCCTGGACCTGGGCATCCAGCAAGGCGAGGGCGGTCCCGCCTGGCGGGAAGTGCCGAAATGAGACCGGAGGCCGACACCCACACCATCAGAGCCATCGACGAAGCCCTGGGCACCATCCTCGGACCACGGACCATGGTCCAGGTGGTCTGCATCACCATCGACGGCCGCAAAACCCTCTACCTCGGGCCAGTGGTCGAGGGCGGGGAAGTCCAGGAGATCGAGTTTGGGGAGGTCATCCCAGCAGAGCTGGCGGCCAGACTCCTGACCGGGGAGTTCAGCGAGGGGATGGGGAGGCAGTAAAAAACCCGCCAGGGGTGAGCTGGCGGGTTTCAAGGGTCAAGCAGAGAGCCTGTCCAGATTGAACCAGTGACCGCGGTCCTCGGCCCACACAAAGGTGCCGTCCGATGAACGAGTGAAGGCGTAAAGACCCTTCTCCTCATCAAACCAGACCGCCGGGTAACCGTCAAAGGTCAGTCCCAGTTTGGCCAGCATCCGAGTGGCTGCAGCCGCCCTGTCGTGGCAAATCTCAGGCTCCGTGGCGCGCTCAAGTTCAATCCACACGCGGTTATTCGTGTTCATAGCTTTCTCACTTTCTGAATGTTAAAGAACGATTGCCAGTTTTTCTAACTGACATATACATTTTACTCCATAACACATCAACTATCAAGTTGTCAAGGGGTTATTTTCTAGGTGTTTTCCCTAAGATTAGCTGTGGATTTATACAGTGCCGAGGACCGCGGACCGGGGCTGCAGCCGAGATTTCGCTGTTTTGATAGACTTTTTTTGAAAAACATGTGTTTTGTTTTTTTTTTTTTGAAAAATGACGTAATAGGCG